AACAGTCAAATTCAATCTAATGTAACAACACCCACAAACTTACAGACACCAGAGCAAGTTATAACTAGTTCAGCCCCAACAACTACACAACAAGTAATTAACGCAATTACTGCTGCTATTCCAACTATTCCTGCTGTTACTACTACTACTCCTGTTCCCCCAGAAGTACAAATTACAGCACCTAAAACACCAACAACTCCAATAATTCTTCCTCCTGTTACTCCTGTTGTTCCTCCTGTTGTTCCTCCTGTTACTCCAGTAAAGCCTCCTACCACTCCTCCAGTAAAAGAAACTGACCCTATCAAGGTTGCTCAGTTAGCTTTAGCTGCTGCTGGCTTGCTTACTGCGGGTGGTGTGTTATCTAATACAGCGACACCAACTGGCTTTGATATTGTTCCTATTCCAGCAGATTGGAAGACACCTCCTGCAACTGGAGTTGCACCATTTACACCATTGCCTCCTATTGACTTTGGCACTCGTAACTTGTTGATGGGAACACAATGGGAGAAGTTTTTAAACCCTAACTATGGCAAAGTACCAGAGCCATTTAAGTATTCACAGCCATCAAACATGAGTTACAACGACTTAATGAGCATCTTGGGTAGCAAGCAAGGTATGCCATCAGCAAGTAGCCTAAGTATTAACGACATTATTTCTGGGATACAGAATCAGTATGGACAAACACCTACTCGCACAATGGGCTAAAAACCTGTTAAATGATGACTTTTTTAAAGAAGTCATAGATAACTTGAAAAAACAGCAGATTAGTGTGATAATTAACACAAGTGCAGAAGAATCTGATAGGCGTGAAGACGCTTACAGGCACATTAAGTCTATTGAACTAATTACAGGACACCTAGAAGGTTTAGCCTCGGAAACTGTGATTAGAGAGAAGAAGTGGAAAATTCTGTAGCCTAAAAGCTACCCTCCGTCCAGAAGGTTTCTGGCGATTATTGAGATGACAAATGGAAAACACCAACCCTAATGGGAGTGAAAGCCTAGATGTAAACCAAGCCGCTTCAGCGTTTGAGGGCATGATGGGTGATTCTGAGGAAGCTGACAACAGCCAAACCGAAGGTCAACCAGAGTACCAACAAGAGACTGACGAAGTTGAGTATTCAGAGGAATCTGATGAGCCAAAGCCTAGATATAAAGTCAAGGCATCTGGTGAGGAAGTTGAGGTAGAACTTGATGAACTTATCAAAGGTTATCAACAAGGTACGGACTACACTAAAAAGTCTCAGGCTCTAGCTGAACAACGTAAGGCAATTGAAGCTGAACGTGGTCACTTAGAGTATGTTAAACAAGAGCGACAGGCATACGCCCAGAAGTTGCAAGCGTTGGATAGCTTCCTCACGCAGCAACATCAGGGTGTGGACTTAGAAGTTTTAAAGGAAACAGACCCTATCGGTTATGCGGTAGCGGTAGCTGAACAGAGCCAGCGTGAGAAGCAGTTAGCAGTAGTCAGGAATGAACAGCAACGAATTGCCCAACAGCAACAATCCGAGCAACAAGCCTCTCTGCAAAACCATCTCCGTCAAGAATCTGAGAAGCTAGTTAGTCTGATTCCTGAGTTAGCGACACCACAGGGTGATGCGGTACGGAAACAAATCCGTGACTATGCGAAATCTGTTGGATGGACTGACCAAGAACTTAGTTCCGTGTATGACTCTCGTGCTGTGAATACCTTGTATAAGGCAATGAAGTATGAGCAACTTCAAAAGAGCAAACCAGAGTTGAATAAAAAACTTCAGTCTGCCCCTAAGATGATGCGTTCTGGTACTTCAGTTCCCCAAGCTAGGTCTTCACAAGACAAACAGGCGATGCAAAGGTTGCGTGAGACAGGAAAAGTCTCAGACGCTGCTAGAGCATTTGAACGATTTTTATAAATTTTGGAGTAAATTATGGCTACCTATCAAACATATACCGCAATCGGTATGAGAGAAGACCTTTCGGATGTTATCTACTCGATTTCACCAACAGATGTTCCATTTATGTCTTCCATTGGCAAGACTAAAGCTACTGCTGTTTTGCATGAGTGGCAGACCGATTCGTTAGCGGCCGCATCTTTATCAAATTTCACCGTTGAAGGGGCCACGGCATCTGATGCCACTATGTCTCCTACGACTCGTGTAGGCAACCGCCTTCAGATTGCACAGAAGACTATCAAGATTTCTGGCACTTTGCAGTCTGTCGATAAGGCAGGCCGCAAATCTGAAAAAGCCTATCAATTGGCCAAAGCATCGGCCGAAATTAAGCGGGACATGGAGACTTCCCTGTTGAGCAACCAGATTGCTGCCAATGGTGATTCTTCTACTGCTCGTAAATTGGGTGGTCTGCAAGCATGGTTGAACTCTAACTATGATGGCGGTACTTCTGGCGTGGCTGGTGACTTGGGAACTACTGCTCGTACAAACGGCACAAACCGCACTTTCACAGAAGACATTTTGAAAGTTGTTGTTCGTGAAGTTTACGCTTCTGGTGGCAATCCTAAAGTGTTGATGGTCAACCCTGCTCACAAGCAGTTGGTTTCCACTTTCACAGGTATTGCTGCACAGCGTTTCATGGCCCCTAGCAATTCGCCTACGACTATCATTTCGGCGGCCGATGTGTACCTGTCAGATTTCGGTTCAATTTCTGTTGTTCCGAACAGATTTATGACATCTACCAATAGCTGCGATGAAGTTGCATTTATTGTTGACCCTGACATGGCTGCTGTAGCTTACTTGCGTCCTTTCCAGACCAATGAGTTGGCTGTAACTGGCGACAACGAATCCACACAGTTGTTGGCTGAGTACACCTTGGAAGTTAAAAACCAAGGCGCACATGGCATCATTGCCGACATTACTCCTTAATCTGGTGTAACCCAAAAAATGCCTCAGACTAACCCTCTGGGGCATTTTCTTTTCTACTCAAACTGATAGAATTAGGCTATGCAAAATCCTACCAATTTTAGACAAACTGCTGTTCATGCTGATGGTGAAGGCGGTATCGTTATTCAGACTCGTCAGGATGTTACTGATATTGTTGAGCAGAATAAAAAAGAATATAACTCGTATGACGAGAGAGCAAGATGGTCAGACCAGTTGTTTGGTAACAAGGTTGCATCTATTCCTTTGACAGTCATTGATGACTTGAACAAAGCTGGAATCATGCGTGGTTATGCTGTTCTGGATGACAAGCGTTTTGCTGCTTGGTTAAATGACCCAATGAATCGTGCATGGCGCACTAGGACAGGAGTTGTATGAGTTTTGCTACCTACTCTGATTTGCAGACTTCAATAGCCAACTATTTGGCTAGGTCTGACTTGACTTCTCAGATTCCCGACTTTATTACATTTGCTGAAAACCGACTCCGTAGAGAGTTGCGTATTCGCCAGATGCTAAAGTCTGTAACAACCAGCACAGTCTCTGGTGATGCAACTGTAGAACTACCTAGCGACTTCTTAGAGATTCGTGACTTTGTGGTGATGACTAACCCAATTCAACCTTTGAGTTACTCTAGCCCATCATCGTTATCCAATGACCCAAGAACATCAGAAGTTGGTGTTCCTAAGAGTTACACAATCTTAGCAAGTGAGTTTCAAGTAGCCCCTGCACCTGATGGTGTATATACGCTTAAATTGTTGTACTACGCTGCGCCAGCGTATCTGTCTTCTAATAATACAACAAACGTATTTCTGACTACAGCACCTGATGGCTTGCTGTATGGTGCATTGGTTGAGGCAGAGCCTTATCTAATGAATGATGCTCGTATCAATACATGGGGTTCTATGTACGACAGAGCAATCTCCTCACTCATCAAGTCTGACGAAGAAGGTCAATACTCTGGTGTTCCGTTAGCAATGAAATTAACTGCAAGGTGAAAATATGGCTGAAATGTCCAACTACTTAGAAAATGCTCTTATCAATGTTACGTTGAGGGCAACTAGCTACACAGCACCTACGACTGTGTACTTGGCACTTTATACAACTGACCCAACAGATGCTGATACTGGAACTGAGTGTTCTGGTACTAGCTATGCTCGTCAGGCAATTACTTTTGGTGCGCCTTCCAATGGTGCTTCTACCAATTCTGCTGATATTGAGTTTCCTCAAGCTGGCGGTGCATGGGGAACAATTACACACATTGGAATTCGTGATGCTTCTACAGCAGGTAACTTGCTGTATCACTCACCACTAGACGCTTCTAAGACGATTGCAACTGGTGATGTGTTCCGCATTGCCTCTGGTTCATTGAGCGTTACTTTAGCGTGAGATGGCTGACTTACTGCCTCCGTGGACAATTGACTCGCTAGACAATTTAAAGTCTAGCATTGATGACTTAACACTCACACTCGATAGTCCACTCTACACAACCTCAGTAACCCTATGGGATGCCTATGGGTCTGTAACTGCGTCTGCAAGCGTTGTAGCCGATGCTATAAGGGTTCAGAGTGGTAGTGGGGCGGTAGATGGTACAGCGACTGTTACGGCAGATGCAGTAAGGGTTCAATTAGCTAGTGCAAGCATTACGGCTAATGCTAGTGCGTCTTGTGATGCGACTAGGGTGCAGTTTGCCTCTGGTGCTATTGATGGCAATGCTACTGTCAGCGCAGACGCTACTCGTGTCCAGTTTGCTAGTGGTAGCATAACTGGTAATGCTGATGTAACTGCTGTTGGCGGTATCGTTAAGGATGGAGTAGCCTCCGTTACTTGCGTAGCTACAGTTGTCGCAAATGGCGGTATTGTCGCAGAAGGTGTCGCAAGTATTACTGGTAGTGCAACAGTAAGCGCAGTAGGTATCCGTGAGCAAAATGCTTCTGCTAGTGTCGATGCTACCGCAACAATAACGGCTCAAGCAATTTTAGTTAGAGACTCTGTAGCAAGCGTTACGGCTAATGCTAATGTTGTCGCTAGTGCGTCTGCAATATATGCAGGGGTAGCCTCGGTATCAGGTCTAGCAACGATTGTGGCTAAAGGCGTTATTCTTGGTGATAACTGGACTCCAGTACCAGCAGACGCAAACACTTGGACACCAGTTTCTACAGATAGCAATACATGGACTGCTGTTTCTGCTGACACAAACACATGGACTCCAGTTGCTGCTAACGACAACGATTGGACAACTCAGGCTCAAGGAAGTAATACATGGCTACGACAAAATTAACCTTTGGTGAGTGGATGCCTGACCAACCTAGCGTGTCTGGTGCGTTAACTGACGCTAAGAACGTGGTTTCTCAGGCTATTGGTTATGGCCCTTTTCCTGCGCCTGTGACGTTTTCAACAAGTAACGCTGCTGAAGACTTAACTTCTCTTTATGCTGCCAAAAAGCCTAATGGTGATACTGAACTATTCGCTGCTGGCTCAACCAGAATTTACACAGTAACAGGTGTGGGTGCTATCACGCAAGTTAAGTCAGGCATGACAACTGGTGCTAACGATAGGGTTCGCTTTACTCAGTTTGGTAAGACTGTAATCTCTACAAACAATGCTGAGAAACTCCAAGCATGGACGCTAGGAACATCTACATCGTTTGCTGACTTATCGGCTACTGCGCCTATTGCTAAGTTCATTACTGTCGTGCGTGATTTTGTCGTGGTTGCAAATACGCTAGAAACTACTCAGCAACAATATCGTGTACGTTGGTCAGCATTAAATAATGAGACTGATTGGACTGAGGATGTAAACACTCAGTCTGATTATCAGGACATTCCTGATGGTGGACAGATTGTAGGAATCCGTGGTGGTGAGTTTGGTCTTGTTCTTTTAGAGCGAGCAATTCACCGAATGACTTACGTTGGTACTCCGTTTATATTCCAGTTTGACAATATCTCTCGTGGTAAGGGCTGCATGGCATCTGGCTCTATTGCTCAGTACCAAGGCGTTACTTTCTTCTTGTCTGACGATGGCTTTTATATGTGTGATGGACAGAACGTCACAGCAATTGGCGCAGAAAAGATAGATAGATTTTTCTTACAAGACGCTTCTGAATCTGACTTCAAAACAATGTCTGCTGCTGTTGACCCTATCCGCAAACTTGTAATCTGGAATTACAAGACTGTTAACGGAAACAGAAGCGTACTGATTTATAACTTTAAGACCCAGAAGTGGACTTATGGGGACGCAGGAACTGACTTCTTGTCTGAAGCCTCTACCTCGTCTGTAACGCTTGAGCAGTTGGACAGTCTTTCTGCTTCTATTGATGCCTTAACCACAAGTTTAGACTCACAGTTATTTATTGGCGGTAAGTATTTCTTAGGCGGTACTTTAGCCACTCGTGTGATGAGTTTTACAGGTGCTAACCAAACAGCCGTAATTTCTACTGGTGACTTGGACATTGGTGCTAACTCAGTAGTAACCCTAGCTAGACCTATTGTTGACAATGGCTCTGCAACTGTGGCTATTGCTTCTCGTACATTGTTAAACCAAGGTGTGAGTTTTAATACTGCGGTGGCTGCCAGTTCAGAGAATAGAGTACCACTCAGAAGCGCAGGTAGGTATCACAGGCTGAAAGTCACTCCAACAGGTGATAACTGGAATAACGCTATCTCCGTAGATGTGGATGTTACGCCACAAGGGGTTCGCTGATGTTTAGAAGCCTACCTGCATTTGGTGGTGACCAGAGGGCTGTGGCTGAAGTAGTCCGTGGCATCATGGACGGAAAGACCAATAACACAGGAACTTTGACGCTGGCAACTGGTGGGGCAACATCTACCACTTTGACAGACCGAAGGATAGGCCCAGATAGCGTAATCTTGTTTGTTCCTATCTCTAGTGCGTCTTTTGCTGATTCTGCACCTTATGGGGCTTTTCAAGACGGAACAGACCAGACTGCTGCTAGTACGACTGTTGCTTATCCTATTACCTTTGATACAACCGACTTCTCTAATGGAATTACGTTATCAAATAGTTCTAGGTTAAATGTAAAAAACGCAGGACTCTACAACTTACAGTTTTCCATTCAGTTTAAGAACACCACAAACGATGGTCAAGATGTGGATGTTTGGTTTCGTAAGAATGGAACAAATATCGCAAACTCAAACAGTAGATTTCACCCTCCTCCAAGAAAAAGTGCTGGTGACCCAAGTCATATCATTGCTGCATTGAATTTCTTTGTTGATATGGCTGCTAATGATTACGTTGAGATTGTGTGGAGAACTGAAAATACTGGTGTAAGTATTGAGCATTTTGGGACAAGCACAAGCCCGACAAGACCTGCTGTGCCATCAGTCATAGCTACTATGAATTTAGTAGGCGGTGGTGCTACTTTTAATGGTATCTACGCTAGTTCCCAAGGACAGGGTACGGCTACAATTACCCACTTTGCCAATTCAACTGCAAATAAGACGTATAGATATGCAATTATTGGTTGATTTTAATAATTTATGTATAATAGATTCTGTGGATGACCCATCTCGGAATCCGAACTTTTAGGAGTAAAGATGGCTACTACTACCACATCACAAATTGACCCAACAATCCAACCCTATCTGGGTTATGGATTACAGCAAGCACAGCAGTTGTATCAGGGCGGTGGCCCACAGTATTATGGTGGTCAGACCTATGTTAGCCCATCCACTACCACTCAAACAGGATTACAGGCTTTAGAGGCTCGTGCTTCTTTGGGTAACCCACTACTTCAGTCTGCACAGAATCAGTTGCAGAACACAGTTTCTGGTGGCTTCTTGGGTGGTAATCCATTCTTTCAAGGTGCGTTCCAACCTGCTGCTCGTGCTGCTGAGACACAGTTTAAAACGACTTTAGGCGACATTGCATCTAAGTCTAGCCTAGCAGGGCGTTATGGCTCTGGTGCTATGGGTTCTTTGCAAGACAGGGCTACTGGTGCATTTGGTCAACAGTTGGCTAATACGGCTGGACAGTTGGCTTACCAGAACTATGCTGATGAGCGTCAGCGTCAACAACAAGCTACGATGGCTGCGCCTCAAATGGCTCAAGCTGACTATCAAGACATTCAGAATATGTTGCAAGCAGGTCAACTGCGTGAGGGTTACCAAGGTCAGCAAATGCAAGGTGACATTGCTAAGTTTAACTTCTTGCAAAACCAACCACAACAGAACTTGCAGAACTACCTATCGTTGGTATATGGCAACCCACTAGGACGAGTAGCTTCTTCTACAACTAGCGGAACACAAGACACATCTATGTTGCAAAATGTTTTGGGTCTAGCTGCTGTTGGTGGTGGCTTGTATAAGAATCTAGGTGGTCAACAAGGCATTAGCAACTTGTGGAATAGCGGTGCTAATTGGTTGAGTGGTGCGCCTAACATGGGTACTATTGATGCTAGTTACCCTGCTCTTGGCACTAACTGGTGGGATTAAATATGGCTGGACTATTAGACATTTTTGGTACAGGCGGTGCAGACACAATGGGTCTGTTGGGTATGTCTCCAGAGGACATTGCTCGTAATCGTGACGATGCACAAGCACAAGCCTTGTATGCCCTAGCAGGGCGTTTATTCCAAGGTGGAAATACTGGTCAGTCTATTGCTGAAGGTTTGCAACTTGGTCAGCAAGCCTACAAAGGCGGTATGAAAGATGTAATGCAAGAGCGATTACAAACATATCAACTGCAAGAATTGATGAAGAAGAAGAAGCTAGAAGAACAAGTGAAGCAACTTGCGCCATTTACATTAAAAGAGCAGGTTACCAGAGAGGCAATGCCAGCACAGGCTGCACTTTATGGGAAGCCAACAGATTACCCACTTATGGATGATGAGGGTAATGTTATGCCAGAAGCAAGCATTATCCCTGCTAGACCTGCTGAAACTGCTCTTATTCCAAACCAAGCAGTCATTGGTAAATTGCAAGAAATGTTGCCATTCAAGGATTTTGAGAACTTGATGCAAGGCATTGAGCGTAGGCAGAAACTTGGTCAACCTGATTACATGACTGTTGACAAAACAATTTTCAAGAAAACTCCGTCAGGTCTTGAGCAAGTTTACAAGGGTAACGACTATGTTACTGTTGATGGTGCTATCTACCTAAAAGACGACACAGCTAAGAATGGTTTGAAATTAGCCGTGGATAGAAGTGGTAAGTTTACTGGTGATTATGCAAACATTTCTCAAGGAATGTTTAAAACAGATAAGCCTCAAGATTTAACTACTGACCAATTCTCTCAAGTATTAGAAAAACTCAAGTCAGTTAAAAAGTCTGGTGCTGGTGGTGATATTTATAACTACCCTGCTGGTGCTGTTCCTGTTGGCAAAGAAGCGCAAAATGCTATTGATAAAGCAGCATTAAATACAGGAGAGCGACTTTCAAGGCTGAACAGAATTGAAACATCTTATGACCCTAAGTTTCTTGAAACAAAATTTAGAGGCACACAAGAACTTAGAGCAACTGGTGAGAAGTTAGGCTTAACAAAACTAACAGAAGACCAAAAGAAACAACTATCAAATTACACTCAATTTACTCAAGATTCCATTCGTGAGTTAAATGCCTACATTGTTGAAGTTACTGGTGCAGCAATGGGTACTGGTGAGGAAGCAGACCGAATTAAAAAGGGTATGCCTAATGTTGGAAGTGGATTGTTAGATGGCGATAGTCCTACACAGTTTGCTGCAAAACTTTCTAATACATTAAAAGACTTGCGTACTATGGAAGCAAGACTGCAATACATCAAAGCCAATGGATTGAAAATTGTAGATGTACCACTAGACAGGATGCCAGAAATCATGCGTCAGCGTGAACAGTCTTTGATTACTTCTCTTGGTTTGGATGTTAAAAATCCACAAGATAGAGCAGTATTGAAAAGCCGCCTTGCAACTGAATTTGGCTTAATGAGGTAATCAAATGTCTGTTGTTGATGAACTGTTAAGTGGTAGCACAGAGGAAGAACGTAAGCGTTTTCCTATTAGCACAAGCGTGGTAGATGAACTTTTGTCTCCAGCTAATGCGCCTAAGATTTCTATTCGTGATGAAACCATCATTCCAAAAAGTACCGCAGCAGGTGGTGCTAGTGCGTTGACAGCGTTAAAGGCTGGTGTTCCTACTGACAAGCAAGCAGCAATCAAGATATTTGCACAGGCTCGTGGTATTCCAGAAAGCCGTTATCGTGTAGTTGGTGACGAAATTGTTTACCAAGCAAACGATGGTCAGTATTACAAAGAGATTCCTAGCGTATTTACCAAGCCAATGACTGCTGCTGGCTACTATGCGCCTGATGTGCTTGAGGCTGCCCCAGACATAGCTGCTGGCATTGCGACAAGCCCCATGTTACTTACTGGCCCTGCTGGAGTAGCGGGTAGCGCAGCCATTACAGGTGGTGTTGCAGCGGGTACTAATGCAGTCCGTCAGGCTATTGCAGGGTTGCTTGGTGACCAAGAGTTTTCTGGTTCTGATGTTGCCACGCAAGGATTGATTTCTGGTGGTATGCAAGTATTACCATTTGGCGTTGGTAAGTATATAGAGCGCAACATTGCAAAAGACATTGGAAAAGTAAACACTAAAGAAGTTGCAGACTTAACTCAAAAAGCAAAAGACTTGGGTATTCAGCTAACCCCTGCTGAGTTAACAAACCTACCATCACTTAAATCACAACAAAAGGTTCTAGGAAACATTGTTGAAAGTGCTGATACGCTTGGTGACTTCTATTTAAAAAGATACAAAGAGCAAATTCAACCAGAAGTTAATAAGTTTTTAAGCAAGATTAGCAAAGTAGATGACCCAATGACTGCTGGCTATCGTGGTCAATCAGCATTAAAGGACAGGCTTGTTGAACTAGAAAAAGCTAGAGAAGAAGGCTCTGCGCCTTTGTATCGTGCTGCTTTCGAGCGTTCTGTTCCTGTAGATGTTGCGCCTATTGTCAAAGACATTGATGCAATGTTAAAGATTGCCAAGGGTAACGAATTAAAAGCCTTGCAACGAATTAAAGCCAATTTATATAGAGAGAAGCCATCATTTAACGCACAGGGTGATGAGGTGATGGTTAAGGCTTTTGAGGATAGATTACCTGCATTGCAAAGAGCAAAGTTTGACATTGACCAAATGTTTAAAGAAGAATCTTTTTCTTCTATGGACAAGGTTATTCAAAGTGAAGTTACAAACATCAAGAATCGTTTGGTTCAGTCTATGGGTAAAGATAACCCAATGTACCTTGAAGCAAACAAGGCTTTTGAAGAACTATCAAAACCTATTAATATCTTTGGCGAAAGCCGAGCAGGTTTATCACTTACAGAAATCTCAAAAGACAACTTAAATGACTTGGCTAATCGTTTGTTTGATAGTGGTAGAGCCTCACCGCAAACTATTCGTTACACAAGGCAACAAATCCAAGCTGTTAGCCCAGCGGCATGGGACGATGTAACACGAGCCTACTTGCAGACCCAATGGGAAAAGGCAATGAAGCCTCGCATTGGTGCTAAAGAGCCTCGCATTGATGCTGGTGCTGACTGGAAGGCAATGATACTTGGTGATACAAAGTCA